AACACAAACACAAACAATAAAAACGGGCCTGGGTGCAGCAATACTTTTGCCTCGAGCGCCCAATCCGGATCTATCGCGCGAAACAGATACAGGAACGAGCGCAGACTCAAATCGTGTAGTGTATTACGGATGGTATTCGGAAGCGCTGCAGCGGCTGCGCGTGCTGCACCCAACGGAACACCTATTCAAGGGGTCACGGATATTTGGACCCCCATACATGTATTATTCGCAGGGAGACAGGAAAGTGCTTGTCACCGAAGTTTCACACACGTGGATTCCAACCCCAAGACAAGTGAAAAATGGCGACATTTGCGTGGGACGGGTGGACGCGTATTTGGGACGGAGCTATCGGATGCTGCGCGCGGATGAATTAAAGAACGATGCGAGACCGGGTGATTCTTAATATTAATCTATGAAATTCTCCAAAATCCACGTATTAATTGTATATCGCGCTTGACCTTTGCCTACCCGTGTAACCGAGTGTGGATGTGTCCAGTACGGCGGGAACATCACAACCTCGCCCTTTTTAATTTTGAATTTAATGTTCTGGTATGGGAAGTTGAATATACCGCCGTCGTAGTCGTCGTTTAAAACTGCAATGCACGATAAACAGCGCACATGTTTCGTAAATCCGGCTGTTTTGGAATGAATCCCGTCACTGTGTTCGTTCGTTCCACCGTGGATATGGCGAAGCGTGTAACCATCATCTTGGCTACCTTTAAAATCGGGGCGAATCGATCGAAACTCGTTGAGCACCGCATTTAGACGTCTATAAATAAGACCGTCGATGTATTTTGCGACCGTGTCGCCGGCTACAAGCGTCTTTAGGGGTAAGAAATTACACTCTACGTTGCTGGTATACCCTAATTCATTTGTCTGCCATAAAGCTGAATTTTTTTGGATGTAGTCCACAATTTCATCGCACTGCGCGTTAGTAAAAACATACGAAACTGTAAAAATATTACTTCCCGGCTCTCCGCGCTCCACAATTTCAATTGTATCGACGACTGGTTTAGTCGGTCTATTAAGAGTCAGTGGATAATACTGAGTGTATATTCCAATGGTCGAGTCTTTGCATAATTCGTCCACTTTTTCAGGCGGTAGTAGATATCCGAAGGATAGTGATATACGGGGAACCGTATCTTCGTTGCGGTCAGACCAATGCTTGTCGATCCCAGAACGACATAAAACATATGAGCCTTCAATCGAATCAATTTCATGTCCATCATAGTAAGTTGTTCCTCCCATTATAGGTAAAGTTATAAATACATTAAACCGGACATGAAACAGGTCCCTTTCCCAGCTATTAGGGTCACAGTGTTTATGAATGAACCCACCGGTAGGAATGAACGCAACAAAATCGTTCACTTCGGTTTCTCTTTCATATGAACCTAAGTCCTCTTTTTTTTCTATTCGGCGTCTAATTTCATGAACTATTTGAATAATGTCAGGATTTTTGTCACTTATTATGCAATCCAACCGTCCATTTTCTATTTCCTTCATTTTATTTTTACTCCTTAATTCATTTGCCCAATCTCGTATCTGTAGTAGCTCTTCGCCGCTCATGATGGGACCTCGGTTATACATTTTTCTTGTAGTAGACCGTAATGCGATACCGGGTGGGTCCATTTTTTTAACGCCATTATCGGTCAGAGTCTCATTTTTTCTTGAAACTTTATCACAAAAATCTTCGTATACAAATGGTCCATCGTAAACAATGTTGCACTGGGGTATCATAAAAAAATAAATTATTTAAAAGGATTTAAATTTTCATTATGACCATAATAACAAAATAAAATTTTAAGTTAAAATGTCCAATAATGTATTTTATAATTCCGGTTCAGATGATTGGATTATAATAGAACGATACAATATCAGAGATGTTTCATTTTTAAAAAGTTCAGTTGATAGTATTATTGATGAATATAAAATTACAAGCAGTATATTAAATAAAAGCACCAAAGGAATTAATGCTGAACAGTATAATTTATTGCCATATTTGCACCACGACGCGCAATATGGTATACCGTTAATAAATCACGTTAAAAATATGGTTCAAACTACATTGAAGCGGACAGTTAAACAGTTAAAAGCTGCTTGGACTGTTCGCGGGTATGAAAATTCGTTTCATACAATGCATAATCATAACCCCAAATACATTACCAATATTGGTATTAATGTTAATGGTAGTAATACACAATCACCATATGGTGTGTCTACGGTAACCTACTTAGATGTGCCTTGCAACATTGAACCTCATCGAACAGGAGATTTTTATGCAATTCTTCAGGATCGTAACAATGAAAATTTTAATTTTGTTCATTCTCCAAAGATAGGGGATGTGCTAATTTTTCCCATTTGGGTTTACCATGGTTCAGTTCCTCAGTCCAATGGGTTACGGCAGACTCTGAGTTTGGATTTCGAGTTGATGTAACGTATTGTGTGTTTATTTATCAAATAGCCTGCTCCTTATTAACCAGTTCATTTTATTTTATTTTATTTTAGATATTTCAGTCAGTTTCCAAGCAATGGAAACCCGCATACTCTTACTGTATCGATTGAATGACAGTCCCTTATGAAAATAGTTTGCTGGAAAAAGGATGCCTCGATTGTATAATGGAGCTACCGCGATCCGAGAAAATGGGTTTCTGATTTCTACATCCCTCGCCGTTTCACTATGAGTGCTATGAGTTTGATTTGGAACCTTGAATATAAATTCACCGCCAACGTCATCGGCAGTTTCAGCAGTTATTTGTTTATTTACATAGATACAGAACGTGTAACTATTTTGAGATTCGTCATCTTGATGGAAAGTTCCATCCTGGCCAAACGTCTGACCGTTCGCATAAATGCGTTTAACTTCAAATTTTCTTTCTGAGACGGTTTCAATCTTTGATTTTAGGTGCGTATTGAAGAATGCGTCGTCGGCAAGGTCCATTATCCAGAATGGAGTGGAAATGAGAGATGTTTGAGAAATTTGTCCAAACGACCATGCCGGGCGACTTATCGCCAAAGTGCACGTCTTCAACTCTTCCGGGGTTAGAAAATCGTCGTATATTTTTATTTTTATATCGTTGTCCATTTCCACTAAATTGATGATGATTGTTATTTGGTTGGTTGTAAAATATATTTATATGTTTATCCGCGCACATTAGAGTGAAATTAAAATATAAATATAACATTTGTTCTGTGCGTATAGAATGTCATCATTAGACGAGTATATAAAAATATATGAGAATTTCATACCAGATGAATTGTGTAACGCCATAATAAATATGTATGAAGGCGTAGATTTGTGGAAACATATGGGCGTAGGTAGGGGGACGGTTCCAATCTTAGATAAAAATATAAGATTGGTAGAAGGAATATTTATGTCAAGAGAAGATGTAATTGATGGAAACGTTCACAGGCAGAAGATAGATGATGCCATATTCAATGTTCTACATACCGTTTCAAAAAATTATATGGATGAGTTTCCATTTTGTTCAGTTTCAAGTGATTCGGGGTATATTTTACTCCGGTATAAAGAAGGATATTTTTATAAATTGCACGTAGATAAAGGGTCATCTGGCAATAAAGATCAAAACGATAGAATAATAAGCTGCATAGCCATATTAAATGATGATTACGACGGTGGAGAACTTGCATTTTTCAACAGACAAAAAGTATTAAAATTAAAAAAGGGGTCGATAGTGGTTTTTCCATCCAACTTTGTATTTCCTCACGAAGTTATGCCAATTATTAATGGAATGCGGTATTCAATTGTAACATGGTTCAGTTGAAATTGGTTGTTTTCACGTCCTGCCACTACATTAAATTTAAATTTACATGCTTAATGAGTTTAGTTATAATCTCTTCTTGTAATTTACATTTATCATCCAGTGCTTGAAATGCTGCTACGAGTGTGGAGAGTATGGCGTCATTATTCATATAATGGAAATCCTCTATTTCTTGTCCGTAAACGAAATAGTCCGCGCTTAAAAGTTTGGCAGTAGACACTGCATCGACTGGCTCTATTAACAAGTTGTAGTCGTCTATATGTTCCACGCAGCAAACGTAAAAACAATCCTTCGATTTATTGAACATTTTCAACTTTATGCCCTTCACCGATAAATTTTTATACGACACTGATTCAATATTGTAATCTTCATTTTTATCCTTCAGAAATTGTTGTTTAATGATCTTCGTTATGGGGTGCTGAACCGATGTTAGAATCACATTATTTTTTGGGTCACCAGATGACACCAGCTTGGTCATGGAGTATATGTTCGGTATATATTCTCTAATTGTGCGAACACACTCTGGAATGCTCAGTTTAGCCTCTTGAGCGATGAAGCCTATTTGATGGCTGAATTCCGACATGCTTTTATCAATATAATCATATCGCTTTGGTTGGAGCGAACGGATGGCATTAATAGCCTGATCTGCGCAGACGGGTGTAATATTTCGTTTTACACGAATATCGGAGGTAAGAACGCTCCCTTTATATTGCTTAGACTCCTTCAATACTTTAATGAAATAATTTAATACAATATATGGCTGCAAGTTGTTGTGAGGACCGCTACCTCCAGTAGATCCAGAGGATGCGCCCGTTGTATTAAGCGATTGAACTGCTACAATTCCTGCAGCTGTGTATGAATGAACATGCGACCCTGAAATATCAGTTGCTCGATTGGCACCTTGCGGTATACGATTGGGGCGCCAATTACCATTACCATTCCATGCAGGCTCTTCATAAGAGTTATCAAGTGCGTAATAACCATGGGAGTGATTTCCAGCGCTTTCCGTGTCACTTTTTTGTCCGGTAAATGATAACGAACCTGTAACAGCTGATGCATTCACATAGTGTGTATGACTCGGAATTTCATCTAATTGCAGCGTATGAGTCTTTGCGCCACCGGTTCTGCCAAGCGGGTTAAAGGACGCATCTCCTCCATCTAAACCAATAATCGTTCTACCTTTAATATTTGGCAGATTGAATGTTGTTGACCCGTCGCCAGCCCCATATGTTGATATTCCGTTCGGTGTCAACAAGAATAGATTGTATAAATCTGCATATGTAGTCCGTGATACCGGACTTCCATCACATAATAAAAACGAATCGGATGGAGCTGTATTAGACGGGTATGCCAGTATTGCGCCGAGTGGCGTTCCCGCATAGTATCCCACATCGACCCACACGCTTCCATCGTATATCTCCGCCGATTTGTTGTCATCGTTGTATCTGAGAAGACCGGCGTTACCCGATGTTCCATTCGCAAACGGACGGTTGTTCGCTTTACCCAGCGCTGCATCGTTCAGCTTCAGATGGCTGCCAATAACCAACGACCCTGCGGTTCCGTTCAGAGTGGTGCCTGCGCCAATGCGCGCGCTGCCGTTTGACCCGAAGAATTCAATACTGAGATTGGTCGTAGGGCTGCTTATGTTATACGCCGCGGAATACATCCTGAAATAATTGCTGGTGTCGATGCACACGGTCCTTGAAAACAGCGTGGTTCCGTCCGCCCGGTAGAACGTGAGATTGGGCGGTGTGCTCGTGGTAGTGCTGCCGCTGTTTGAACTCAGCGTCATTACGGCTCCCGAATCGCTATACGCGAGTTTGAACCCGTTGTAAATGGACGCCGCGCTGGTAACAAGTGCGTTGTTTCCCGATCCGACGGCCATTATCACTCCCGAATTAGATGTTGACGGGGACGACAGATACAGCCGTGAAACATTAGTTTCTGCGCCGCTTCCCAGGATAACTTGGTTCCCGCCAACCGCTTCCAAATGCAGCTGGCTCTGCGGGAAGTTCTGGATTGTCGCTCCAAGGGCTGCGTTGTATCCTATGCCCACATTGCCATTTTCCTTTAAAACCAGGTTGGGACCGGACCTGTTTGAATTCACAGTTTGGAGCCCGATTAACATGCTCGCCGAGTCCAGTGCAGACGTATTTGCCATGCTGCGCACGGAGAGACCGTTGAATTCATTCGCAGCCGCGCCTGCATTAATGGGTGGCACGATTTCCCACGCGCTGCCAATAGATGCATCGGTTTTAATCCACCCGGGAAATGTGTCCGCGGTATTGGTCTGATTCCTTCGGTAGATTTGCATACCCGCCCCTCTGTATGTAGTGGTTGCGTAAAGCGCACCCTTGTTCAGCGTGATGAGATTGTCTGATATGTCCAGATTGGTCGTGTTGATGTATGTTAGATTGCCGATGACGTTCACGGTGTCTCCCGGTCCGCCGATATTGATTGTAGCAGCGGCACTGTTTGAGAGGCTTCCCACGTTTATCGTGGTTGAACCGGCGCCAATATTTATCAATGACGAACTTGCGCCAATGTTCATCGTTCCGCTCGCGTCCGTATTCAGCGTAACGGTTGCACCGGCCGAACTCATACCCTGGGCGAACGTGACAGCACCAGTGAATACAATTTCATCCGATTTCATTTTAATCATTGCGCCGGTGCTGCCGTAGGTGCTTGTCCCCTGGTGACAGGACATCCAAACGGGATATGATTCTTTCGCTGGGTCCCACAACCGCGTGCTCAGCATGTAACTGCTGGCAGCGTCATAATTGGGTCCCGCAATGTCGTGCAGAGTGTAATCGACCGCGCTGATGTCTCTATATGGCGCGCTAAAAAGGAGTCTGTCCGAATTAAGGTTCATGCGCGTTCCCGCTTGCGTCACTTCAAACACGCTTTGCGCAGCCCCCCTGTTGAGGCGCGACAGGCGATACGTGTATTGCGGAAGCGCACCAATTTGTGACATGGTTTGCAGTCCGTAAGAGGTTTGAAACCCAAAATTTACGTCAGCAGCGGTAGCGGGTTTGGATATAGTGTCATTGGTGGTATTGTATTTCAGACCAACCGTAAGGAATCCCGTCGTGCTGTCTGTTCGGTTGTATACGCCAGTATTCAAATACAGTGGCGCCACCGTAAAATCGTCAATGTTGGCTGCGTCAATGCGATGCGGTGTGATGACCGGTCCCGCAACCGGGTTTCCCATCGTTATGTTCGGAACAATCATTGTCCCATTGTTCAGGCTGACGTCGTAGAGCAAAAACTCGGAGCCAGATACCAGCTGATTAATTGCACCCTTGAATTGAATGGACGTGGGGGGTCCGGCGGCATCCACTTGTGGGCCTTGGATACCCGCCGGACCCTGTATGCCTTGTGCGCCAACATTTCCCTGTATGCCTTGTGTGCCCTGTATGCCCTGTATGCCCTGTATGCCTTGTATGCCTTGGGGCCCAGAGGGTCCAATCGCTCCGCGAATACCGGCCGCACCCAGCGACGTGCGAAGATACGAGTATGTTGACGCGTAGGTTGTCCCGGTGTCGGTGTAACCGCCGTTAGTGTTCTGATAATAGAGCTTGCAGTAGTGCGTGCGCTGTGAACTCAAATTTGTGGCATATATTTGCACCTGTAAATACGTATTTGAAGTGCTTATATCGGTGAACGGCACTTCCAGCGTCATTTTATATAGCTTAATCGCAGTGGAGTCAATTATTGCGTCGCTGCTAACGGTTCCCACGCTAATGACGTTTGAAGGCAGTTTGACGGGGGGCATGGTGTTTGAAGAGACGTCAAGTATAACGGACGTTGCCAGTGCGGCATCCGTGCTCGTGATGCGGAACAGCTTGAATTTGAGTGCCAGATTGTTTACGTCAGACCCCGAAATGGGTTTTGCAAACAGATTGAGTGTCCATACTTCTCCGCCCGGAATAGACGATTGGGCCTGCGTTATGCTATCTTTCGTGTTCCAAAAATACGTTAGTGGCATGGTTTCACTTGCAGGGATGGTGTAATCAAAGACGCGCGTGGAGAA